TCATCATCTCTTCTAGTTGCTTAGCATTCTCAAAGAAAGCCTTAGCGCTGAGAGCATCTGTAATAGGCACAGCATCATCTGCTGAGTTAATAAAAGATTTAATTACTGGATCACCGAACTCAGGAGCAAGTGTCGTAAGACGTTGCTTAATAGCAACTGCTTCTTTTGTAGCGCCAGAATCAATAGCCTTCTTGTAGGCTGCAAGGTCTGCGCCATATGAGTTCCAGAAGTTTTGTACTTGTGGACGTGCAAATACTTCAGCTACTTTATCTCCACCGACAACAACATCAACTGAATAACGAGATATGTCTATCAGACGCTTTGCTTTACCAGCGACAAGTAGTGGGTCTGCAAGGATGCGGTATGCCGCATCAAATGTACCTGATACTGCACGATAGAAAAAGCCTGAACCTTCAACCTGTGCAGGTGTAACAAGGTTTGCAATTTGGCGACCAGGAGAGTACTTAGCAGCTTGTGCTGCATCTAGTGCATCCTGAAATAAATCATCTTTATTTTGTGCAGCCATTGCTGCAATCTGACGTTCTGAGTCTGTACCAGATGAAGCAATTTGGCTTAACTTCTCACCAGATGCAACTCGCATTGCAACATTGACGCGATCTGTACCAAACTTTGTTTTAGCATTTTCAATGCGACCTGGGTTAAATACTTTATCGCCTTTATCATTTGCTTCAGTCCAAGCAAATCCTAGTTCGCCACGTTCTGCAATAGGAATAACTGCTGCACGATATGCACGAGTTGTAAGATCTGAAACTTCAGTAAGTCCTGCTAGTAATTTTCCACCTGTATAGTGCCACGCAGTACCCAACCAGCCACGTTGTGGCTTAGTAACAGGGTCTTCTTCTCCTGCTACACGCTTAAGGGCTGCCTGTTGTTCAGGAGACTTTGAAGCGTAAGCCTGCTGTGCAGTCTTTTGCGGTAAGTTAGAAAGTTCACGATGAACGGATAGCGTTTTACTTAACGCTTCCATTGCTTTCTTTTCTGCAGGAGTTAAACCTGCAGCACTGGAAGCTGCGTTGAGATCAGCCAACTAGTCACCTCGCGCAACGGCCTGCTGATACAAGATGGCAATAGAACCGTCTGTGTCATATGGCAACATCTTTGCTAGCGTATCTGAAGTCTTTGTAACAGACTTTTGCATCATCAATGCTTTTGCTGGTGAACCTGCGCCCATATCAATACCTGAAGTAATTGGTTCTGCTGGTCGTGTAGTTGGTGCAAATAATTCTGTTACTGGTCCTTGTGCGGCTGCTTCACGCACATCGCCTGCACGAGCAGGACGTACATCACCGGTCTTAGCAAGTGGAGCGCCAGACTTAATAGCCTGTGTATCAACACCTTCGCCGTATGCTGTGGAACCCATTTCTAATTTGTCAGTACGAACTGAGAACTTACCTGGACCTGATACGCCTGCCTTTGGGTTCATTGGTGCAGTTGTCATTTGTCCTCCTCTAATCTTTCTAAATCTGCTGTCATATCTTCCCACGCTCTATTAGTTTGGGTAAGATGATTTGATTGATAAATTGTTAACTCCATTAACTCACCTGTTAAAGTTTCAATAGATGATGCAATGTTGTGTATAAAGCCTATGCCTACTACAACAAAATCAAGAAAGCGCACTGGACGAGGAACGTATTTATCATCATTCATCGCCCAGTACACCCTCCGTTAAAAAGTTATTATCCCTTTTTGACTGCGTTTCCGCGTCGTCCTGCTGGCATCATTGATGGTACTACCTTGCCTGGTCCTGCTGGCTTGGAAGCATCTTTCTTGCCTTCAACTGGCTTTGACATAGGTGCTGCTGCACGAGATCCTTTATTCATATTACACCTCCTCTTGTTATGCTGCGCCGGTGATACCAGCTAGTAGTTGGGCTATATCGGGTTTTTGACCAGCAGCAGGGGCCTGACCAGCTTGTTCTTGTGGAGGTTGCTGCGAGGCAGGAGCGGGGGCCGCACCTGCTGCTGGAAGCTGTTGTTCCATACCTGGAGCCATAGGTGGCATCTGCTGGGTAGGAGGTGGTTCTGGTGTAAATGCTTTTTCGATTGTGCTCTCTAGCGATTGACCCTTTTGGCGACCTTGGATAACAGATGCGATACGGGTAATGATTTCACTAGGGTCTTGACCTTGCGCTGCCAACGCTGGAATGGCCTGTGCATACTGAGCAACAGCCACCCGCAGAGAATCGCGCATTTCTTCGATATCAACACGTTGTTCCTCCTGCGTAACATTTAAGTCCATAGGAATCTCACGACGTACATAGTCACGAGATACGAGCTTATCTGAACGCATTTGTAATAAAGCAATAATGGCACGGTTAGGATCCATACCAGACATAATTCCGTAGCGTACATCTACGCCGTACTCACCCTTGATGTCACGAGATGGTGTGTACTTTAGAACGTAAGGTGTTCCGTCATCTGTTCCCTTGATGGTCTTTGGAATACCACCAAATACTTTCTCATCTGCTTCAAAGCAAACAGAGATAAGTTCTTGGAACATACGAGCAAATTGTGCTTGTGCTGCCTTGATCTGTGTATCAAAGCCTGCTTGCAGGGCTTGTACACCGCGACCTGTAACTACTGATGCGTCAATGTTACCTGAACGAGATTCTGGATAACGAGCACCGAGGCGTAGTTCACGCTCTAGTACGCCGGACTCTGTAAAGACTCCAGGTGGTAGTTCTAATGAAACACGACGAATACCTTGTGGATTAGCAGAGCGCATAATGGAATCTGGACCAAGTGCCAACTCTTGCACATCTTGTGGGATAGCAATAGGTGCTTGGATAGATTTTTCTGCAGCTTGAATCTGTAGGATTGCAAAGCGAGCACGGGCAAGCTGAACTGATAGAACATCATCAAACTGTCCACGTGCTTCACCATCAAGGGAGGAACGCATAATGACAGATGCCATTGGTCGTCCTAAGATATTTGGTGTACGTGATAGAACTAAGTTCTTTCGCTCTGGTAAGTAGAGCAAGTCTTGGTCTTTATCGTGGTACTTGACCATTGAGATATAAGGAGAAGAAAGGCCGTACTGGTTTCGCCCCAAGATTAAATCGTAATACTCTGGGTATTGGGCTGCTAATGTCTCAGCATCGGTAACGATGACCTGCATAACAGATAGCACACGACCATAACGATCTAACTCTGGGTAAGTACCGAATGGGTTGAGCATACGAATACGAGGATTGTTGTCCTCAAAGTCCATCTCAACCATACCGATACCAAGACCGTAGGTGTTATACCAGTCTGCGGCTGTGTACATCTGCAGTTGTAGGTCAGAGTTTGTTACATAAAAGTTTGCAATACGAGTTCTAGTATCTGCAGCTTTCCGTGCTGCATCTGAAACCATATTGGTTGCTGAGCAGTTAAAGGATGGCAGTGGTGCCATTGCTTCTGCTAAGTCACGTGCTGCGACGTCAATGAAGTTTGCAACCAGAGGCTTTGGGTATTCCTCTGAAAACATTGCTGGGTATACCTTAGAGATATCACCCTGACGCACCGAGAGCACATCACGCATACGTTGATCTCGCGCTGATGAGCGCGTACGTAAGCGTGCTAGCTTAGCGTCAACTTCTTTGACTGATAACAATGTGATTCCTTACTTGTTTACGTTGCCGCGAAGACCGCCGCCAGTACCGAGTGAACCTAAGCCGCCACGCATACCGCCACCAGTACGTGGTGTGCGAATCTTAGGTGCCTTGCTTGTAGCACGGGTTGTTGGAGACTTTGGTTTAGTTTTTGTTGTTTCTGCTTTTGCTTTTGCTTTAGCAGCTTCTTCAGCCTTTTTTTGCTTGTCTAATTCTTTTTGCCAAGCTGCCATTTTTTTCTGCCAAGCAGGGGTTGCCTTTATGGTTTCAATATCTTTCATTATCTGTTCATATGAACGTGCCATTAGGAATCCTTACATTCTCGCAATAAAATTGCTATCTGGTGCCTTGCGCTTCTGTGTTTCTGCCTTGGCCTTCTTCTTGCTATCGGCTTTAATTTTTTCTAATCCTTTTTTAAGTCCTGCTTTTTCTTTTGGGCTTAAGGTAGTGCTTTCTTTTGCTTTATTAACTTTATCTACAACTGCCTTACCTTTTTTGTAAAGACCTGGGTATTTCTTATCAATACCTTTTTTAGCATTTACTTCAGCCTTCTTAACACCTGCAGGTGATACCTGACGCTGGTATTCTTTTACAGCAGCAGGTCCTGTAAGTGGCTTAGCCTTTGTAGTTGGCTTAGGTGCTGGCTTCTTCATTTGTGCCATTGTATCTCCTTAGATGAACGTGCGGTCTTTCTCTGCGAGCAGTTCATCTATGTTGATAACTGTTCGTTTGCCTACCTCGTGTCGAGATAGGAAAGGGTTTTTCATATGGTGGGTCTTGTGCATTCCTTGGTTGAGCATCTCACGTGCTCTAATCTCACAGAACCACAGAGCCATCACCATATCGGTCTTGCCTTTAGTACTAGGCGACCACGTAATCAATTGCTCAATAAGCGCCTTAACGTTTTCAGTTTGATCTGAAGGTAAGTGAATAAGGTTATCGCGGTGGTGTTTTCCATCGAATTGCTTGGTGCCGAACAAAGTTGACATTGATGCAACACCAAAGCCGGAGTCCCACTTGTTGGTTCCAGTATGGTGTTCCCGCAGTAGCACTCCTCGGCTGGCCAAGTTTGCACGGATACCTTCATCCTGAGTTAAGAAAGATTGAAATGCGTTCTTCTCTACTATCCACTCACTAGGTGAGTAGAGGGTAGTCCAGTCAAAGATTAGCTGACGGATTGCAGCAGGCGTTGGCCTAGTAATTTTAATAGCATCAACGATATAGCGTTTATGTGTAGCCCTATCAACAGCGTAACAAACGACGGCTGTATCACCAACCATAGCGGGATCAAGACCACAAATAAAAGAAAAGCCGTTGACATCGCGTGGATGACCAGGGTTACCAGGAACCAAGCGACCTGCTTTACGCATACCATCTATAGAACCTCGCACACATACCGGATCAAAGATGGCATCATCTGAGATATCTTGTTGCTGATAGACCAAAGCCCAGGTACTTGCATCCATAGCTTGGCGTTCGTTGTAAAGGTTGCGACCATTCCATCTAGGATAGAGGCCGTCCTCATCTTTATCAGATTCCATCTGACCATCAAAGGGGGCATCGCTAGCCGGCCAGAGGGTTTCCCACTTGTCGGGGTCATTGTCTGTAGAAAGCAGAGCTGGCATTGCAAGGTAGGTCCAAGGGACAAGGCCGCCTGGGTAGCGGTCTTCGGAGCGTAGCTCCTTGTATAGATGTACTGCAGAG